CGCAGACCAGCTGATCGAATCGGGCGGCGAACGGGGTGATCTTCGTGACCTGCACCTCGACTCCCCGATCCCGCAATGCCTCGAAAAACTCCGCCGAGCGGTCGATCATCTCCTCGACGATCGGCATGACCTGCGTCGCGGTATCGGGTTCCGCTTCGCCGAGGTCGCCGCAGAAGAGGAACTTCGAGGCGCGCTTGTAGACGCCATCGAGATCCGTCGGCGTGATCGTCTCGAAGAATTGCCGCACGACGACCGGATACTCCGTGATCGTCCCCAGGATGTAGTTCGTCTCTTTAAGGCGGGCATAGATATACGAACCGAAGCCGCACGCCCTGGCGGCCTTGTCGATATGGTCGTTCAGCGAGTTTATCTTCACTCCCACGATACGGCGGGCCGGCGGCGTCTGCCCGACGACCCTGTACTCGTATTCCTTGTTGTCGGTCATCTTCTTTTGATTTTAGAGGTTTGTATCCTGCTGAGATTGCGCTGCTCGATCACGTCGTTCGTCGTCGACTCGAAGGCTTCGTAGACGACGCTCCACTCCATGCCGTAGACCGACGCGGGCGATACGGCGCCGTTCATGATCTGCACGTACTTGCGCACCACGGCGGCGATGCCTCGGTCGGGGCGGTCGATCTGCGCCTGCCGCTCCTCGTCGGTCGGTTCGATTTTCAGATCGGCGAATCTCTTCGAGATGGCCGCGAGCGTGTCCATGCAGTGCAGAAAGTAGCGGTACGCACGGATGAACCGCAAATCCGCGACCTTCTCTTTCGGGATGCCGAGCATTTGCGACAACACGTTGACGAAGTAATCGGTGGAGCGATTCGTCTCGTTCAGCACCGCCAGATCGCGCATCGTCATGTGTTTCGGATCGCGGGCCGCAATACGCCTGTCCGGCAGCCACCGCCGATGCAGTACGCAGCATTCCGGTTCCGCCCGTCTCCTGATCTCTTCTGCAAACCGACGGCTTTCGAGGTTGAACAATGCCGCCCTGCCGATGATGATGTCCCGAACGGTGTCGGTCGATTTGACGATCATAATCCGAATAAGTTTGCGGGTTCGAAAATTGCCGAACAATAGTCCGGCACGGCCCCCAGTTCGACGAGCTTCGGCCGCAGGACGCAGCATTGGCGCACCATATCGTTCCAAACCTCTACGGCACGGATGCGCGGACTCGCTTCGTTAGAATACTCCCCTCGCTGCACCTTCTCGCCGGCCGGTGTGCCGACCGTAGTATGCGTGCGCAGCCAGTAGAAATAGACATAGTTCGCAATGGGCGAGGTCTTGACCGCTTCGTCTCTGAGCAGCGCAACGATCTGCGGATTCTCCTCCGCCGTCTCTGCCAGTGCCTCACCCAACAGATTGCGGAGGAATCTCGGCTCGTAAATGGCGATGTAGGAGTTCGCCGAATCGATGAGTGCCTGAGCGAGCGCCGTCGGCTTGTCGTCCTTCCGATTGGCGATGCCGGAGATGTAGATCGGATCCTTCTCGAAATAGGTATTGTCGATAATCATGGAAAATGTATTTAGCGGGCGCAGGGGCGATCAAACCCCTGCGTCCTGAAATTACTTCACCGTTTCTCGGTGGCGCGGCCCAACTTGATGAGCGTCTTGGCATGTACGGGATGCACCTCATAGGCTTTGCCCTTCTCCAACGTATTGCCGGGGCCGCCGGTTCCGTAGACCGTCACGCGATCGTTGAAGTCCACATTGGTCTTTTCTTCTTTCGTTGCCATATTCTTTTTCGTTTAACTTGTTTGACTTAGGCTGCCTTCTCCGAGGGCTCGGCAGCCGGTTTCTGCAAGGCGGCGATAACGGTCGCGAACGCGCCTTTGACGAACGCCCCCTGATCGACCGATGCGAAGTACGAGTGCAGACGCTCCTCGCAGATGACCGTGAAGAGATTCTTCTGGAAGTCGTCGTCGACCCACCCGAATTCGACGCGAATGCCTTTGTACGGGCGAACGTTCCATTTGCTCGTATCGGCAACGAGGAAATCGCCGGCCTTGACATAGGTAGATTCCACGATCTCCACCCCGCGGATGAGCCGGAACAGCTCGTCCGAGATGTAGTGACCCGTCGAATCCTTCGTCAGGTCGATGGAGGCCCGATCCGAAGGGTTGAGCATCACCACGTCGGGATAGAAGTTCAGGTTCCGCATCTGGAGGATCGCTGCGCGGATCGCATCGGCCTTGTTCGCCATTTCGACCGTCCCGTCGAGCGCGGTGGCCGTATAGGTAGCAGCAGCCGTGAAGATGCCTTTGAGATTCACGCCCGTGCCGTCACCGGTGAGCAGCTGTTTCGTGCGTTCCTGAACGAGCGACGTGCGCAGCATGTTGTCGATCTCCGACTGCATATAGTCGAAATCGTCGCGCATCTCGTAAGAGATTTTGGCCGATACGGCCACTTTCTTCGCCGTCGACGTCTCAGGGACATACGACCAGTCCATAACGGGCTTCAAGGCCCCCTCGGCGATGAATGCAGGAGCGCCGTTGCCGGGCTTGCGATCCACCCATGTGATATTGGGCGAGTTGGTCGAGCCCTTGAACAACCGTTCTACGACGCGCGTGTCTTCGCTCGGCGCGTAATGGATAGTGCGGTCTACTTCGGTGTTGAGCGCTGCAACCGCCGCGGTATTGGCCGCCACGGTGATCGTCGTAGCAGCCGCTTTGATCTCCAGTTCGAGCGCCGTATTGCGTTTCTCCGCGAAAGCGCGTTTCGCCTCGTCGCTCGAAAGGAACGCCTTGATCTGCTCGCGGATCGTGCGGCCCTTGCCGGCGCTGCCGCTCATCGAACGGCGAATCTCGCTCCCCTGCTCCTTGAGAGCCTTCTCGATCTCCGCGATCTTCTCGGCCGACACGCCCAGTTTCCCGAGCGACGATTTTACCGACTCGACGATCTCTTCCTCCGATTTGATCCCCTCGGCCAGCATTTCGAACTGGTCGTTGATGTGCTTGCCGAGCAATTCCATGCCCTTGCGATCCACATCCGAGAACTCCCCGCTGTCGGGCAGTTCGAATTTCTTGAATTTGAATGCCATGTTTTTCAGTTTTTGATTTGACCTAATTTTTCGAATACCGAACTGCGTGAAGTGAGTGGCGCGGGGGCCGGCTCGGCTTTGAACATCGACAGTATTCTGCTGTATACTTTTTCGTATTCATCGGGCGCGGTCTCCCGTAATGCCTTGACATATCGTTCCATGTCGTCCAAGGCTTTCATGTCGCCGATATACTCCGTGTGCTCGTTGGCGCCGAAGGTGACGACCGAAATCTCGTGCAGAATAATCTCCTTCACGATCAGGCAGTCGAGATCGGGATCGTAATCGCATTTGTCCCATACATACCGATAGCCGATCGAGAACTGGTTGAGCACCCCTTCGTGCATCTGCACCCATGCGCGGCGAGCGTCCGGCACGGCATCGAAATCCGAGAGCTGCACCGTGGCGTATCCGCCGTCGTCCTTCTCCTCGATCGACAGGATACGGCCGATCGGGTTCTTCGTCTCGTGCTGCCACAGGAATTGTATCTTCCGGTTCGTCGCAGACGCCGGCCCGCGCTCCTGAATACTCTTGCTGATGCAACCCTTCATCAGCATGTCGCCGTCCGAATCGACCGTTCCGAACGAACAGAACTTCACGAGAATGATGTGTTTCTCCTCGTCCACGACATCGGCCTTCAATATCGGCGCTTGCTTGAAAGCCCCGCCGCGGCTCATGACTTTTTTATACAGTAGTTTGTCCATTATTCCAGAATGTTTGCAATGATGTTTTTCCCCTGTTGCTCGGTAATGAGACCGGAGGCGATCGCGTTGCTGGCAGCCGTCACGGCCGCCGTCAGCGAGTCGGCATACAGCCGCTTCGCTTCCTGGAAGATCGACAGGTGATCGAAATAGGGAACGATGCGGAATCCATCGAACCCGTGCGCCGCGTTCAATACCTCCGATATTCGCTCTGCATCCGGTTTGATCGCATCGTTGTACAATTTGACCTCGGCCGCCGTAAGATTCGCATAGGTCGTACCTTCGGTGTCGATCAGTACATACGGCACTTGATAGGCATCGGCGATCTCCTTCTTGGCATTGCGCTGCACCTCCGTGAGATTCATGTCCTTCATGTTGGCCGAAATCTGCACGAAAGCAGCCTTCAATCCGGTCACGATGTACTTATATTGGCCCTTCATCACGCCGTATCGCCGCAGGGCCGCTTGTGCCTGCTCCCGATCCTCCTTGTTCTCCGGCAACACGGATGTCCGGAAATCCTCGCTATTCAACGAGATGATACCCAATGCCCCTCTGTTGATGATGAGTTCGTTCTGCGCCTCGAATGACGACACGAAAGGATTGACGGCGTTCTGCAAGGCTGACAGACGCGACTGCGATGCTCCGAAGATATTCGGATTATAGGCCGAATCCCGCACGACGAACATTTGATCCCGATCGACACGAATTTGATAATCGTTGATCGAAACCATATAATAATCGATCTGCGGATCGGGCCGGAAACCGGTGAATTCGGAGGTCGTCACCTCCTGAACAAGCGGATTCGGAATCACGTAGAGTTCGTAGGCCGTGGGCACACCGACCGGCTCCCAGCGAAGAATATAGGCTTTTCCGTAAATATCCTTGAAGGCTTCGATCATCGCCGTGAAATCTTCGATCGTTTGAAAGTCATTCGGATGCTTCCACCTGTTCAGTTCCTCCGTGCGACCTGCGACCTGGCGAGCGTCGTCCGACGGATCGACAGCCCACCAGCGGGCGTTGCGAATTGCCGCGGATTTCTTGGTCACGACCGAAAACAACGCGCTGCACCGAGCGTAAGCGATAGTCTGTCCGGCAACGGTGTCGCAGTCGATCGTACTACCGCTGCCCAATCCCATTGCCGAGAGAAAATCGCGCACAGAGACGAACCGCTGTTCCTCCGCTGTCGGAGTTCCGCACTCCGATTTCGTCGTCAAGTCCTGACTCTTACTTCGCCACTTCAAGCTGAATCTCATTGCACATAGCCTTTGAAGCAAATGTAAGGGCGATAAAAGAGGGTTCTCCGAACTTTTCGCTGTTTTTTCATTTTCGGCGGTTGCAGACCCAATAGAGATACTCCATTACAGCGTATCGGGCCGCATCCCACAAGTGATTGAATTTGTCGATCGGCTGGTTGATCGTAATGCCGTTCACCGAATCCCACACATAGGAATTGGCCTCGGTTTGGAAATTACGGCTGCGGACGATATGGAGGCGGAACGATTTGACCATGTGAATTCCGTCCGTTACGGAACCGGCATATTTCTTCGCCTTCACCACGCTGAGCCCGCGCAGCAGCAGGCCGTCGACCATCGATTCGGGATTTTTAGCGTATTTGTCCGCCGAGTCGGCGAATATGGGCATCCGCCCGACCACCCCCTCGATCGCATCGTAGAGCAAGGCCGGATCGGAGCAGGGTGCATAAAACTCTTCCTTCATGTATAGATCAAGCCCCCGAAGCCCCAGACGGACGAGCGCCGTAGGATCGTTCGTAAATCCGAAGTCAAGGCCGAACACGACCCTTTCCAGGTCGGACGGAAATTCATCGATCCAGTCGATATTCGGATAGACAAGACCCTCTTTCGCTGCACGGATTCCCAATCCATAGACTTTCCATCGCCACTCGTCGGCCGTGCCCGCAGCAATGTTCGCCGGTGTAGGTTCATAGGATTCGATTTCTCGTATGACCCCAGGCGGGCAGAACGGATTGTCTTTGTATGTCGTGTGCGTAAAATAGGTGTGCGGCTGCCCTTCCAGTTCGAAGGCCCAATGTTCGGTATATTTGGGATTCCAGTCGCCGATGACCATCGTCGTGCAGCGCATCGTGATATTTTTGTACTGCTGCTTCGAGATGTCGTCCAGCATCTCGTTGATGTAGATGATGTCGCAATCGTATCCTTCACGGCTATCCATTCTGTCCAATCCGCGGAAATGGATCACGGAGTTGTTGATATAGTAGTCGGGATGTTGATTCTCGCTGCGCATCGCATCGGGATCGTAGACGCCGCGCAGGGTCAGTTTCTTGCGGAAATCGGCAAGGGTGATCTCCTTGCAGGCCTGCAACGTATTTCGATATACGAAGATATTGAGCGGGGATAGTGCGAGCGTACAGATGTCGTACAGAAAATCGAAGGCATCGTAGGTCTTCCCCGAACGGCTCGACCCTTCATTAAAAATCTTCAACACCGCATCCCGTTCCCTGTACTGCATGTACCGATACATGAGGTAACGATACACTTTCCCCCGATAGGTGCGGATGTCAGGCAGACGATGCATCGGCAGGCGGTGTTTTTTCGATCGACAACGCATCCTCCGCGTCTATTTGAATGACGACGGGAGCGACGGCAGGATTTTCTATCTTTCCGGATAGTTTCACCTCCTTCGGCGCTGCGTAACCCAACATGTTCATGATGCTGTCGAGACTCTTCTGCTTGTCGTAGCACTCGATCTTCACGAACTCCTCGACAATCTCATCGCCATTCGAAGCGATCCGTTTGACCTGTTTGGTATTGATCGACTTTATACATGCCTTCTCATCGTCCGTGAGCGACTCGAACTCTTTAAGCGACATCCAGCCGTTACGAATGCGGGTCGCATCCGAAAAGGCGATCTTCTGGTGCTCGCGGATGATCTGCAAGGCCGAGATGCCCGCAGCCTCGGCAAGGTGAGTTTTCAGATATTCGATCCTCGCTGCAACCTCGCTGTTTTGTAATAGCAGATAGGCATTATTCCATACCGTGTTATCGCTCATGTTCGAACATCTGTAAGCATAGCGATATGCCTCGGACGCATTACCGCATTCGAGGTACTTATTGCAAAACTTTTCCTGTTTGATCGTGAGCTTGCCCATATATGCAAAGATCACCTATCGGGGAGACGATTCTTTCAACTTTTCGCTCTTTTTCATTGCCTGATATAGCGGTATTGTAGGTGTGCATGTAAATCATGCCACTCTTCGATCAGTCGGGGATGCCGTTCGACAAATGCCTCCCACTCGATGCGGCGCAGATAGATCCGCCCGTTGCGGACGACTGTGCCGAGTGTCCGATCCACTCGAATCGATTTCCATATCCAACGTGTCGAAATGCCGTACTCATCGGCTGCGGCCTGAATTGAGATAAAATGGTTCATTGCAAATCCCGAATTAATTACTACCTTTGTTCTTGGGTGAGGGGTGATCTTTCGGGATCGCCTCTTTTTCTATTTTTCCATCTCTATCAAATAATCCATATTTGACCAACCGCCAGCAGCTTTAACAGACGCGACGCACGTTTCCATATATCTATCTGGAATCGGATATAAAAGCTGATCTTGACGATAGCCATAACTCGACCCGCCTATAAACCGGATATTTCCCCACTCATTACGAGTCAATATGTACTCGATGAATTCCCTAACGGTATATTCTCGATCGAATATTACATCATAAGGCGCGGTCTCATCCCCGCCTATTTTATCTGTTCGTCTGTATTTTATCATTTCCTCTACCTTTCGAGTTTCACCACCTCGCCCATTCCGACGATACCCCGCCGGCGCAGGCGCTTGATAAAGTTCTTCATGTTCAATGCCTGCTCATAGTAACAGTCCTTTTCGACCTTGACACGCGATTTGCGGTCGCTCTCGATCTTCATGTTCTCAGGATTCAGCCACGAATCGGCCGAAACCTCCACTTCCGCTCTCGACGCTGTCCGCGTAACCGTATTGAATTTATAGAGGGTATGACCGGGCACCCGAACCAGTTGCCCGATCAGTTTGTATTCGTTCTGCTTTCGTTCGACGGCCTCGATCTGCGCTTTGGCTATCTTATCGTTCGTCACGCCGTCATGTGGAGTCAAGATGTCCATCGTTCTATTCGTTTTCGTAAATCGGTCGCCAGCCGATAACCACACCATCGTATCCGAGACACTCTTCTGCATTCTGGCAGAAGGAATAGCCTCCATCACACATCCACACATCATCTTGGCGGGCTCCAAGATAAATTCGCTCATGTTCGCCGTCCGAGACTTTCATCAAAACACACGAATTATTTTCCGGCAGTTCCTCATTCGGATTACGCCAGCGGGTCAATTCTTCCCGCTCGGATTGGGCACCTGCAATAAAGTCACATTCAGTTAACTTCATGTGACTGCCGTATTCTCTCGTCCCACCACGCCACACTTTTCGAGCATACTTTTTTGCCCTTTCCTTAATCGCTTTCATATCTCATCCAATTTTTGGATAAATGATCTCAAATCTTCACACAGCGCAGGGTCGCACACCCTACCGCTCCCGTCACAACCGTCCTTATATTTGCATGAGGATTTGAATGCCTCTATTGCCTTTTCACGCATCCGCTCCTCGGTTTCTTGCTCGGCAAGTCCTGCCATCCTTTCGGCATCCTGCATTGTCACATACCCGCTATACGGATAGCTGCACTCGTGATCGTACAAGTAATTTTCAGCTCTTTCACTTTTCATTATTCTACTCCTTTCAGTAATTCTGGGTTATCGTGCATATTGCCGATTGCCCACATTTGATAGGAATCGTCGAAGCAATCGGAAATAAGAAAAATATCCACGTCGCCGAAGTTCACAACGAACCCACAGTTTCGCCACTCGACCACTCCGATGCTCCCGAACTTATCGGTCAGTACATCCCCTTCGCAAATTTCTTCACCGTTCTTGTCTTTCAGACCCGTGTACTGGCCGATTGTATCGGGGTAAACTTCGTCAATGATTGCCTTTATTCCATTCTCTTCCGAATATTTTGTCATCGAAACAATGCCAGTTTTCCCATTAAAACACTCCACAAGACTACCGACAGCCCATTCCATTGTATCAGGGCGTTTGCCTCGGAATTTAATTTCTCTCATAGTCTCCAATTTTTTTTGTAATTATTTCGAGATTTTGCGAGAATCTCGCTATTTCACCAATTCGAACTCATAAGCCACGACCCACGGATTGCGTTTCCACGTTCCCCGTCCGGACACCTTGTCGATCAGCGAAGCGAAGGCTTCGCGGGGAGTGTCAAACCCATCATCGCTATTTCCAAAAAGGCCGTAAACTTCGTATTTGTCGTACTCTACATCCCCTAAGATACCCTCCTTCATGCAATCCTCCTCCGAAATATCCTGCAACCGCTCGCACTTGATTCCGGTGATGCGGATTTGATGGGGCATCAACTCGGCCTTAGTAAGCATCTTGTTCGTCCAACCAGATGGTTTATCATCATCTTCCCAAGCATACGGATTGACACAGTTGGAGTAGTCGAAAATATCTTGATATCTCTGCGCCACGGCCACGACCTCGCCGACCTTGTAGGACAGCTTTTTCTCAGCACATACATCGCCGCTACGCCCGATGATTTGGACGTATCCTGCAAAAATTCGTACCTGTACGTCGGAGGTGGACTTGATATTAATCAGCATCATCGCCATGGTCTTTCGACCCTCGATGACCGCCTGCGTCAAGCCGTAGCGGTCGTTGAACATAATCTTTTTCATATTACTCTCCCAATCTCTTAATGGCTTCCAGAAATACGGCGGCCCAGTTCAATGCAGGGGTATCGTTCGGGTCATCCATATTGAGTTCCGGCGTGAATTTGGTGGAGACGGAGACTTCATTCCCATTTTGGGTAATCTGGACGACAGCCGTCTGCTCATTGTCCTGAAAAGTGATTTTTACCTGATTGTTTTTCATAGCTAACTTATTTTGAGGTATTCAAATTCGTATTTTAATTACTTGGTTAATTTTTCATGAAGCACATCCATATCGTTTTTCCGTGTTTGGATGTCGGGTGTCCGAACAACGGTTTATAGGGGATGATGTCCAATATTTGCCGAACTTTTATCTGATCCTCGTTCCATTTGAATATCAGAATTCCTTCCGGCTTCAAGACCCGCATACATTCATCGAAAGCAGCACGTATATCCGTTTCCCAAGAAGGAAGAAGCATTCCGTATTTCTGAGCCAACCATGACGTGCCGCCTAATTTTCTGAGGTGCGGCGGATCCAATACAACCAGCCGGAACGATTCATCGTCGAAAGGCATAGCCCGAAAATCTCCGACTATGTCGGGATCCACCTTGATATGACGCCCATCACAAGCGATGAGTTCCTCGCGGCGAATATCCATAAACAGAGCTTCTGAACAACATTTGTCGAACCACATCATACGGGATCCGCAGCATGCATCGAGTATCTTTTTGTCTGTCTTCATACGTTCAACTTGTAACCGTTCGACACTACCCACTCAATCATATTGCACGCAGGAACTATTAATGTGTGATCTCCAAAAGATATGATGCTCCTTTTTGATACGCCAACCCGTTTGTAGAAAACTCGCCAATCTTCCCCTTTCGAATAAGAACTGCGTGTAATATACAAGCGGCCATACGTGATGCCCGCAGGCAACATTTCGAGCAAGTCCGTAACCGTGAAAGCAGGAATGCTTATCCCACTATCAATGTATTCTTTGCTGGCGGTATAATGGGGAAGTACTGACAAATGCCATTCGCCACTACATTGTGCCCACGCCATACTTGCCTTTTCGGCCGGAACGCCCAGTTCCAGCAGCCGCTTCGACTGCTCGATGCTTGTTACTTGATTTGTCATCCTTTATAGTTTTTGAATTCCACACTCTTGAAAATCGCCCGATGATTGCACCAGCGGGCCAACCGTTTCTGCTCATTTGTCGGCTCGACGTTATTATCGAAATCCCTGTATGGCTGGGCGAACGGGAGTACTCCCAATTTGCGCAAAGCATTGATTCGCTCCAATGCGTCATCGACATCTTGAATCAGGCAGTAGACAAAAATCCGATAAGGCTTAACACCTCGACGTCCCAATTCTTTCACACACTTGGCTACCGGTTCCATCTGTGACATCCGGTCACAGGCGAATCGTATCTGATTCATCCATTTCACGCGGGACAACAAGTCGAGGATGAAGGCGTCGTCGCAAGCCTGACGTGCATCCAGACCTTGATTGAAATCTACGGAGATACCCATACGGACGATCTCCTCGATCTGTTCCAACCCGAAGTCCGACGCCAGCACATTGTTGTCGAGCAGCACGGCGCGCCGTTTGTCGCCGATGAATTCACGAAGCGGCGATGCCGGACGGATCGAGCCCTCCTTATGCGGAACGATGCACCACGGGCAGCGGTTCACGCATCCCCGCGTCAGAAAGCCATAGGCTTCGTCCACTCCGTACAGCGAATAATCCGGACAGCAATGTTCGATCTCGTCGGGCAGCGTCGTCGTGTAGTCTTTATAGCCTGTGCCGGCACGTACGACCTCGCAAGGGTAATAATCCGGACAGTCGGGCGTGAAGGTGAAGACCTTCGACATGTATACCCGATCGTAATGCCCGAACATCGGGTCGGCGAACTCTACCATATCGCCCTGCGACTTATGCCACGCCGACAACTTCATCAACGCGAGATTCGGAAAATGATGCCCGTCGACATCTACGAGGCCTATTTTCTGCATCGTTCGTATTCATTTATCGTTTCGAATATCCGCAGCGCCACCTGCGGGACTATGGCATTGCCGTAGGCTTTGATCGTCCAGCCGGCCCACGCGGCCGCCAGGTCGAAGCCGCCGATGCCGCTGAATAGGGAGGCGTGCGTCATTGGTACTCCACCGCTGCTCTGCGATCGATGAAGAAATGAATACCCGGTGCGCATTCGCTCCACATGTTATCGTCGAAATCCGGAACTTCCACAGTAGCACCGACAGTGTAGACGAAGTTTTTGTCATGGTCGGAACGAACGGTATCCTCAGTTGCCTTGGTGCCGTCCATGTTCTGAATCTCCATGACGTATGCTTTATCGCAACGGCATTTGTGTCCCGTTGCCGAACTGCGCCGTGCATCTTCCGGAATTCGTAATTTTACGATATGCCCAGAGGCTTTTTTCCAACCGATGAAACTACCCTCAGTCGGACATGATAGATAACATCCCTTGGCATCGCGTAGGTTGGCACCGCGCAGGTCGGCGCCGCGCAGGTCGGCATCGCGCAGGTTGGCACCGCGCAGGTCGGCATCGCACAGGTTGGCACCGCGCAGGTCGGCATCGCGCAGGTTGGCATCGCGCAGGTTGGCATCGCACAGGTCGGCACCGTACAGGTCGGCACCGCACAGGTTGGCACCGCACAGGTTGGCATCGCACAGGTCGGCATCGCACAGGTTGGCATCGCGCAGGTTGGCATCGCGCAGGTCGGCATCGCGCAGGTTGGCATCGCGCAGGTTGGCACCGCGCCTAATAGCGTCCAAAACCGTTTCGGTGATTGTGTTTCCCTCTTTCGTGTATTCAAATACGACCGAGCCAGTCCAACGGTTGCGGATTTCGATTTTAATCTGTTTCGTTGATTCCATTGTGGTAAATTTGTTTATCCTGATTCATGTATTGATTTGCGGCAGCAATAGCATCTTCGAGCGTGCGAACTACAACATACTTGTTCCCCGCAGCCTCAAAGGATTCCTGCCATCTTCTCTGTACGGCACTCTGACGACTGCCCTTTCCCTGTGTCTTGAACTCCAAGCCGAGCGATCCGTATTTGCCCCTCGGCACGAGCAGAAGCAAATCCGCAGCACCGGCCGTCATACCTTCGGCCTTCATGATTGCGGCTTCGGTCTTACTCCGGAGTCCGCCGTTCGGGACACTCGTCAGACATAGTGCATAGGACGGATATTGCATCCGGAACCAGCGGACGAACGACTGTTGTAAACGAGATTCAACGTGCCTCATTTGCGCAGACTGTTTCCATTGAACGCAACACGATAGCACAGGTATTTAATACGGTCATATATCCGGTCACCATAGCGTTCCTTGATGCCTTCACCCGACAGATTTGAGGAAGCTATAACCATCCGATCGGGGTTATCCTGCACCTTGTTCACGATCTCGACTACCACATTCCGGCGTGTACCGAATTCGACGCGATCCACCTCTACACCTATATCGTCCAATGCGATGAACTTGCGTTTTAATACCTCGTCGATACATACGTCCTGCGCTCCGCAGTCCACGACCGTAACGATTCGATTAGCGAACTTGCGCAACAGCATGGGAATGGCGTAGCGGGTTATCAGGGATTTTCCGCGTCCGCAATTACCGAACAGCAAAAGTCCCTTACCGTTGTTATCCGACAACCACGCTGCAACCTTGTCGTATTCGGGAAGCCATACCAATCGTTCTCCCATTGCCGACAGCACAGTAACCAGCGCGTTTTTCAATTCCGTCCGCGCATCGGGTATCCGAAACCGGAAGCGTGCGCATGGAACCGGATTACCCTCAGTTTGTAGTTGTTTGAGTATTTCTTCGTAAGACATATTCAGAATTCATCATAATGTTGAGTCGGTTTTGCATGGTAGGTCGTAGCCGGATGCCGAGTGTTCGAACGGGGCAACGACGTTTCATTACGCCGACGCGCCCAATTCAGAAATGTCAGATAGGCCGAACGATTGCGTTTCAGCAAGGGTTCGTAGTTATGCATCGCGCGCAATAGGTCGCGGATGAAGTCAAGAGCATAAGCCTCTTTTAAAGCCGAGAATTGCGCCTCGGAAAAAGGCTCTTTCATTTTCGCGACTCGCGGTGCATTTTCCGAAATCCATTGTTGAAACTCCAAGAACTCGCGGGAGGGGGTGCCGCGGAACTGGGGGAGGGTGTTGGAGGAGTCAGTTACCTCTGCCTTCTCCGAGAAGGGCGGTAGTACGACTATCTCCCCATTAGGGGGATTATAGGGGGTAATATTATTCTTGTCTAGTCTATCTTCTATACAAGAAGTATCGCCTTCGTTTTGGCTTCGTTTTTGGCTCCGTTTTTGGCTCATGTTTTGGCTCATGTTTTGGCTCATATTTAAGCCAATTGAACCATTTGAAACGATGCCTGATTCGGGATTCGGTTCTTCAACGAATGAAAAAGCTGTGCGGTTCCCCTTCCCGCGTCCTCCCGTTATGATATGTAACAGACCCGCTTGCTCCAATCGGTTTTTTGCTCTCGAAATTGCATTGCGTGACGCCCCTACATTCTCGGACAGCCTTCTGTCGGAATGCGTGAAGCTATTCGGCCAGCCTAACCGATTCGCTTGTTCTACAAGGTAGAAGTAAAGCCTCGATTCACAGCAGCCAAATTGCCACGTTGCATCCAATTGCCAAAATTTGCGTATCAGGTCTATATAGCTCATAATCGCATCCTCTCTTTCTCGAAACTTATCATCGTGCGAAGGTTGTCGCATTGGTGCTTGCACGCCGCATTGATCCGATCCAGCCACTTTTCAAGGGCATTCAGCTCGGAAGACGCACTGCCGATCAGTTTGTTCGCAAGCGACGGGGAAAGGCTGAGAATAGTCTCTTTCTCGTCGTGAAACAGCTTGGCCACAGCTGCATCGCGCATTCCGACCACCTCGCTCAGCAACGCCCCGCTGCGAGCATAATATACACCCAGTTGATCCAGCCGCCCCACCATCGAATCGATGTCGGAAAAAGTCGTACATTCAAGAAGATTCTGGATGTCTCGCGCCTCCCTGCGTATCTGTTCGATCCTTGTCATGACGTTTGTTTATTTTCTTCAATAACAACCTTCCGCGGCGTAACGCATCCAATTCCTTTGCAGTCAGCAACGTATGCCCGCGGATGCGGGACAGGACGCGGAGGATGCGGAGCGCTTCCCGCGCCTCCGCATCGGTAATCCGCATATCCATCGTCAGAAGGGAAGATCATCCGTATTATCCGCTACGGGCAAATCGGAGACTTGATCCGGCGTAGGTTCCGCAGGACGGAAGATAACTGACTTGCCTCGGCCGACATACGTGCGCGCGTCTTTTCGTTCGCGTTCCTCTTTGCTCTGACGGATGAATACGCAGTGCGTATTCTCGTACTGATCCGGCTGGCGAAGCTCCGAAACGCATATCGAAATGTCCTTCTTGCCGTTTTCGGCGACGAAAATTTTGTCTCTGGGAATATCGCTCACGCAGAGCGATACATTGATTAAATCTGCCATTGCTACCGTTTTTTGAAGGTTACTTTAAGTGTCGTCTTGCTGCTTCGCGCAGGAGGATAGAAAATTTCGCCCGTGGCGGGATCCGTCAGGCCGGAGGCCGGCAACGCCCGCAATATCTTCTCCTTCTCCTTGATGTCGGCCATGACCGCATCACGCATTTTGTACAGGTCGTCCAAAGCCTGGCAATTACAGCCCGAGTAGTCGTACTTGACGCCGGCCTCCACCTCTTCGATCGTACAGTCCGAGGATGTTTTCCCGTGTCCGTATTTAGCCAGTTCGCGCAACGTAATGTCGCGCACCTCTTCGGACTTCTTGAACAGCTCGATCGCCTTCTCCATGCGGGATATATTCTCGTAAGCGACGAGCGGATCGACGTCTCCGCGGGTAACGGCGTCGACGGCGAGCTTCGCCAGCTCCGTGGGGCTGCTCGTCTCGCGTATCAATACAGGTTGTGTGTTCATATTTTCTGCTGTTTACTGTTTAGATATTCGTCGTAAAATTTGGCGAAGACTACCGCCGTCGTATCGTCCGCATCGTAAGTGCGACGAAGGAAGGCGATGACATCGAATTTCGTCGGGTCTTTGACCGTCGTACTGCCCTTGTACGCCCAGCGCATGAACTGATCGCGCAAGACCGGATCGTTCAGCATATCGGCCGTGATCCGTTTCTTCGGAGCTGCCTGCACGGCTGCGGCAGGCCGGATCGGGGCGGGGGCAGGCGGGCGGCTTT